CGCTAACATGACATAATTGTACCAGGAGTCAAGCAGCTGTGTGATGAATAGGCCAGAAGGTATTCCGGCGAAGCGTCTCTTGTACATTCGGCCGTCAGGAAGGACGATCGGTGCAGTGAACAGGTTAAGTAGTGTCCAGAGAAACAGGTATTCCAGCTTTTGTGCTTTGTCTTGTGTCCAGTCTTTTGAAGTGTCTGGATATAGTACGTTTGGAAGGTAGCCATGATTGAAGTCAAGAAATGTTCGAACTATGCCCATGATCCGGTGGATTAGGGTGAAGTATGCTCGTTTGTCAAATCGTTTCCAGTCGATAGTGAGGAAAGAGTTGCGAATTAGACCATTAAATAGTGCAGCGTTGAGTCGGAGCCAGCCACCTGTGAAGGTTTCGTAACTCCAGAGCATCGGTGATTTGCCAGGATTAAGCTTGTAATAAGCCTGTAGTTCCCAGTAAAACATCGCGTCTGCAATGATCCAAGTCTTGGAGCAGCCCCAGATGGTGCGCATCTTGTCGGGGTCGAGTCGTTTGACTATAGCGGTTTTAGTGTGCAAAAGCATTGGGAAGACGAACTTGTCTTTGACGTATGAGGAAGAGGCGAGATCAGTCAGATCTGTGAAATTTGACTTGATTATATGATGCCATCTGCGTACCCAAGAAAAAACTTGACTCTTTTGAAAGCCAAATTTTGGCGGTGTCACTTGCTTGAGTGTCTGTTCACTGGGCTCCGGGATGCGGCGCTCCATGTCAACAGGGTTAACGTAGTGCTTCCATGTCGAAGATTCTTGGTCGTAGAAGTCTCCGTATGTTTTGCGGTTGTCGAGAAAGTACTTGTCAGTCGAGAATGGTGCTTCTGAGTTCACTTGCCATTTGAAAGGGTAGTGATGCTCTACATCGTTAAGATGAGCAGGCAAACAAGGCTGAGGAGGGCGAAAGGCGTCGGCCATGGCTTGGAGGCCACGTTCAACGTGTTGATCGAACGGAATCTCATGGTTGTCAACGTCGTTAGCAAAGAAGTCGGCCAGTATGGCTTCTTCATTGAGATGCGAACGGCGGTACTCTTTAGTGATGCGGTGTATTTCAGCATCGGTAAGAAAGTGTTTGAAACTAACTTCGAGAGTGCGCTTGTGGTTTTCGATTGCGACATCGTTTACCTGAGGTGGTTTCGGTTCGTAGTGGTAGTGCCCGATGAGTTCAAGATTCGTCGGTGCGACAAAATAATTTGTCAGACGATTGAACAGTGAGGTGAGGTACTCCATCGATTTGTAAGAGGTGATAATAATTGATCGTGTGAGGAAAGCTTTGATATCTGAG